AGAATACGCAATGGCTTTGTAGGCCCCTTGGCAAGTAATGTCCTAGCAAAGCACCATGATTTTGCTCCGCCTCGCCCACCATAAAAGATGCGATAACGGCTACTTTCAGGCTTAAAAAGTGCTTCAAATTTTCTAGGAAACCTTACTTTTGATAAGGGATCCTTAATCTCTTGGTCTAGTTCCATCAGGATCTTGAAAGATTAGCTCTAGCCCAGTAATATTTGAGCCATCAGCATTAGCCAGCTTTGTAGTATTGGTTTCACCCCAGCCCATTTGAGCCTTAGTCCACCATATTCCAGCAGTTGTATCGCCTTTTATGGCTTTATTGAATAGCGTTTGAGCAATCTTGGCTGATGCTTTAGCCTTTCCTACAGCCAACTCAGTTGCATAGTATTTTCTTAGCGTTTTATCGCTAATCCCAATCAATGCGCCTATTTGCTCATGGGGTAATCCTAAGCCAGCAGCCTGTTCAGCTTGCGCTCTTGTTTTGTCGGAGGGTTCGTGAGGTTCTTGTGGCATTTTTATTAACGGAATCATCAAGTTATGAAACTGTTTCTACCCCTTGTGTTTCAAGGATTGCTTGCTTCCCTGTAAAGTCTTCCCACCTTTTCACAATTACATCACAATATTTAGGATCTAGCTCCATTACACAAGCCTTTCTGCCTATTTCTTCAGATGCAATCATGGTGCTTCCTGATCCACCAAATAAGTCTAAAACTACATCTCCTGACTTGCTTCCATGATTTAAAGCATTTTTAACTAAATCAACAGGCTTCATTGTAGGATGAAGGTCGTTTTTCTTAGTTCTATCAAATTCCCATACATCATCTTCAGCATAAGGTCTGCCGTAAAAATCACCTGAAAAATTTCCATAGACAATAGGCTCATATTTTCTTCTATATGCTCCTCCACCCATAGGAGATTGATTTTTAACCCAAATAATTATGCTTTTGTATTCTATTCCTAGGTCTGTAATTGGTCTTAATAATTCGTGCAAATTAGCACTTCCGAAAGACATATACCAAGCACCGTCGCATTTGATTTGAATTATTGATAAAATCTTACAAATAAAATCATAAAATTCTGATTCTGTTTTTTTGTCATTTTCAATAGGTCTATGTTTAGCATTTTCAGTTACATAACTTTGTAAAACACCATTTTTAGAAGTGCTAGACATAGTTCCACCAAATCCAATGTTATATGGAGGATCAGTAAACACCATATCTGCTTTATTTCCATCCATGAGCTTTTCAACCGCATCTATGCTAGTTGAGTCCCCACACATAAGCCGATGATTACCAAGGATATATATATCGCCTGGCTTGGTTTTAGGCTCATCAGGCACATCAGGAACAGCATCTTCATCAGTTAAGCCATCTGTTCCCTCAACTACATTTAAAAGCGCATCTAGCTCATCTTTATCAAATCCGAGCAAATCAAGGTCATAATCCTGCTCAAGAAGCTCTTGTAGCTCAACTGTAAGCAATTCTGTGTCCCAATCGCTATTTAGGGCCAACTTATTGTCGGCAATAATTAATGCCTTTTTTTGGTTTTCTGAAAGATGGGCAAGCTCAATAACAGGAACTTTATCCATTCCCAGCTTGCGAGCAGCAAGTAAACGACCATGACCAGCGATAAGACCATTATCCCCATCCACCAAGATAGGGTTAGTCCAACCAAATTCCTTAATACTTGCAGCGATTTGAGCGACTTGCTCATCAGAATGCTTTCGGCTGTTATTTATATAAGGAATTAGGGTTTCTACTAATCTTTGCTCAATTTTCATTCATTAGCCATTGAATCCGAGTTAGCTTCCGCCTCATCTACATCAGCTTGAACTGTAGGGCTGTTCTCAGCATTAAGCACTTGATCCTGAAGCTCTAATGGAACTCCAGGCTGGTTTACCAATGCTTCCACATCAGCTTTCAATTCATCCATGCTTTGAGGGGATGGATAAGGAACATATACATTTGGAGCAGTCATTATTCGCTTTCGGCTGTCTTTTCTGTATTTTCTACCAATTCTTGTGCTTTTGCATCAGATTCTGCTTGAGCGATGGCATGAGCCTGTGGAATAGCTTGAACTTTGATCTTATCAATCAATGGAGCTACCAGCTTGTATTCCCCAGCAGAGAGAGCTGCCAAGATAAACTCTACTTCTTGAATCGTTAGTTCTTTTAATGTAATCATTTGCAATTCCAGTTTTTTAGTGATGCTTTGGCTCTTTCAGCAGGGCCTTTAGCGTTTTTAACAACTCCTTCCATCCTTGCACAAAATGATGCTTTACGACCAGCATCGGCTTTTGTTTTAGGGTTTGGAGCAGGAGGCTTTAAGTTGGCATTGTTTTTAGCGTTATATTCAGCTCTGCCTTTAGCAGTCATTCCAGCGCCTTTTTCAGTTGGATTGTAGGTTTTGTCTTTGCCTACAGTCTTATGCGGAATGGGTTTGTCATGTTTTTTGGTAGCCATGATTACTTCTTTGCTGTTTTAGCTGCTGCTTTAAATGCTGCTGCTGTAGGAGCGCCTTTAGTGCCAGGCTTACGCATAGTTTCTACCTTTTTAGCGCCTGAAGCCTTTTGTTGCTCGATCCGTTCCTGTTTTTTATGGATATTTGAATAAAGCCCAGGTTTAGTTGCCATTTTCTTCTCCTTTGGTTGAGGTAATTCGCCTTTAGTTACCACTACTGCTTGTTTATACAATCGAGGTCTTTTAGTCTTTTTCAAGGCTTGCTCATACACTTTGTTGGTTTCAACAGCCCTTTTTTGCATATCTATGGCTTCTTTAGGCAAAGGAGCAAATAATCTTATTACCCAAGTAAAGAATTTATTAAGCATTTGCATCCTCCATAAAGCATACATCTTGCCAACTCATAATGAGATAACGCTGCCCATCCTCAAAGTATTCAGGAAACTGCAAGTATTCTTCGCCTCGATCCTTGTTCATAGTGCCAAAACGAACTCTAGCTCCTACTTGAACAGGCATTTCTTCCCTGCGACCATTGCGGACTTTGCCTGGGCCTACAGCGATAACTGTCCCCATATTGTCCACTTCCTTATTATTCACAAGGATAATTGAGCTGAGTTCCCTTGTATCAGGCTTGACCACGATTCGGTCTTGTAGTGGTTTTAAGTTCATTCCGCCACCTTTTTAGGTCTGCCTTTAGGTTTTGGCTCTACTTTGCCAGCTTCCTCAATAACCTTTTTCCGCTTTTCCTTAGCATCTTCAGCAATTTGAACAGTAATCTCTAGATCCTGAACTAATGCTTCAAATACTGGATTTGGCGGAATAACGACAAATTCCCCACACCATTCCGTTCCATGTCGGTTTTGGTAAGTAGGGAATCGTCTGCAAGAGCCTATAAAATCATTTCCATCTGACAGGAAATATATACAGGCAACGCATCTATCTTTAGAATTTACAACAGCCATCTAGTTCTCCGATTACTAGTTTGGTTAGAGATGCCCTAGACCTTCACGCTAGGGCATTTCGCTTTTAGCAGGGGTTACAGTCACCACGCTTATGCTCATAGCAGATACCAGCAGTCTTGCCAGTATTGAATTGCTTGTCTTTGCCTGTAGCATCTTGCATACCCATAGCAACTCCGCCAACTTTCTTTTCCATGCGCTCACCTGATTTATCGCTTGAAGCAGCGCCAGCAGGAGCTTTTGCACCAGTAACTGAAGGAATACCCTTCATAGAATCCATTTTGCCCATGTTATTTCTCCTATAGAAATGGGGTTTGAAACCATATTTTGCCTTATTGATCGGCATTGTCAAGCAGTTTAACCAAACGAATAGCGCCTTCAATATCATTAATTCTAACAACAGTTGAGCCTCTCCAGTTCATCATAAAAAGTTCTTGAGCTGAGGTGTAAGTTGCTTTTTCTGAAGATTTAATTTCAACCAATACAGTTTTATGATTTTTGCCCAATAAAAGATCAGGAAACCCTCCAGCAACTCGGCTGCAATCAAATACCGAACAGCCAAGCTGTTTAAAGACTTTGATTATCTCGGATTGATTTACATCAACTCGCCTGGCATATTTACTCATCTAGCAGCTCTCGGACTTTATCAATCAGATCCTCCTGTGAATACCCCCAATAAGAAGTGAACTTTCGAGATCCAGCAAGGTGAATACTGGTATCTCCAAGCCTGTGATGGAAAGCACACAAGGGGATGACTGGACTAAGGTGTCTAGGCATACCAAATCTTCGGCAATGGTGCATTTCAACTGCCGTATCCTCGGTTTCTCGAACTCCGATTTGTTTACACAAAATGCAGCCCAATCGTGCCAAGCGAGCATAATTATCCTTTTCTTTTTTGGTTGCCATCAGAACAAATCCCTTAAATCAACGAATTTAAACAAGTTTCTAGGCACATCATAGTAAAACTCATGTTTTGTATCATCTCTCATTTCCCAGTAGGGATGGGCCAAAGCAGTTTCGCCTTTAATCCAATAAGCATGAGTCATGCCCTGAGTTAAAGCAAAAAATAGCGTTTTAGGGGCTTCTAGCATATGTTTTTTGCGAACTGGCACATGGATTGTTTCAAATGGGCAAAATTGATCCCATTGCCGAACTTCCACTTCAGCAAAGCCAACTGGGTTGCCATTCCTGTGAACAATAAGGTCTGTTCCATAAATATCAGGATTATCCAAAGCCTGTAAGCCCCATTTCATTTGAATCCAATCCGCTACAGCCTTTCGAGCTGGCGGATCATATTTGTCATGTAGTTGCTGGTCAAACTTCTTTATTTTCATCTTTGTTGCCAGCAATATCTTGGAGTTTTAATGCCATATCCACCAAATCAGTAGCAACTTGATAGGCTTTATCCTGTTGCCTGGAAAGCATAGCCTCCTCATAATCCTTGGAAAGCCGTCTTAATACCAAAAGGGGTAATGAGTAATCGTTCATATATTTCCTTGTCTGCGATTGCTGGATAAAGTTCTCCAAATATCAATAATTCGGATTTCATGGTTTCGTTGATTGTCAATGAGCTTAAAGTTTTTTAGGCCCTCAGTCCACGCTTTTACGGCTTTAGCGTAAGTTTCGCTAGACTTGGCAATAGCTGTTCTTTCCGCAACAGTTCCCTCTGCAAGCAAAAAAGCATGGCTTTCAGCTTGTTTTAAGCCTTCCTCAAGGAATTTCATTTCTCCGTACCATTCCGCATGGTTTTTATCAGTCATTGCCAACTTGACCAACGCTTCTTCAACCCTGTTTTCATTTAATTGATTTAAATTCATTTCCATTCTCCTTTTTCATCAGC